CCATGTTTTTCTACATATTGAAATAAACATAATGAATTGCCTTGCAACTTTGAACATAAGTTTACAATAAATTTATTTCTTTTCTCATGTTGTACAAGAAAATCCATTTCTTCTTGGTAGTTTAATCCGTGTACCATCTTTCTACTACCATTGTCATACTCTAATATTAAAGCATATATCTTCAAATCTGCCAGCTGTTTTTTATCTTGTAATTCAGCAGTAGATATAACTTTATTTACAGTACCAAACAGGCCTTCTAATACTAACTTATGTGTTTTAGTACCATCTAAAGTACCTGTTAGACCATATCTATACTTACAAGTTTCAAGTTTTGTCATAATTTTTGTAAGTGATACGGCCTTGAATAGATGTGCTTCGTCACCTATTACAGTACCAAACTGTTTAAACCATTTCTTTGGTTGATTATAAATTGATTGCCAAGTAGATATGACCACTCTTTTGTGTGTGTCTTTATCATAACCTGAATATATTTTATGTACATTCTTTTCACTATTCCAACCATAGTCTTTGAAATCTTTACTTAACTGTTCTACCAATGATGTTGTTGGTACAATAATTAATACTTTATTATCTTTCTTTTCCTTTAACCGTAAAAGGTTAAACCTAGTAATAAGATAGACAATAAGAGATTTTCCACTAGCGGTGGGTGAAAGTAATAAACACCTAGACTTTTTAATTGCATGAATAAATGCCTCCTTTTGATAATCTCTAACTTCTAAAGGTACTTTTAATGCTTTAATAAAACCATCAACAGCTTTATCATCAACTGTTACATCTGTTATTTTAGTACCATTAACAACTTGTATACCATTGTCTTTACACCATTTCAATATATATGGATAAAGACCTGCATATATTTCGCCAGTTGCATACGAATATAATCTTATTTTTCCGTCCCACACTCTATTTCTATACTGTGGCATAAACTTAAAACCAGGAACTTCAAATGTAAAGTATTCAGATAAATCTCTACGAATTCCAGCTTCAGCTTCAATTTTTAAATAAACTTCATCTTTCTTTTCTAAGATGATATACTTTGTTAAGACCATTGATTACCCACAACCCAACCAACAAGTGTTTTTCTTACACCACTTGTTACTTTATCAACCTTATGCCACACATGACTTGGAAAAACTATCATTGTGCCTTTTTTAGGTTTACTAAATGTTTCTATTTTTGTTTTATTGCCTATAGGGTGTGGGCTACAAATACTAAAATCGCCGCCCTCATAATCTTCATTTAGGCACATTGTAAAACTTATTTTTCTTATCATACCATTTTTATAAGGACTTTTATGACTATCTATGTGCCAATCATAATGGTCATTCTTATGATAAATTGTATATTGTAAAGGTTCAAATTCTTTTAACGAAAAGTTCCAGTTACTTTCATCATTAGCAATTTGTATTAAGTTATTTAATGATGTTTGTAGTTTAGTATTATTCAACCAAGATACCTTTGAGCTTCTATTTAATTTATTACCATCTTTTATTTCTGCATTAGAAATATCTAAAGACTCACCGTCTTTGATTATTTCATCACAAAAACTATCAGGTACTATACCCTCTTTAATATGATATAAATTATTTAAATACATTAGATAGCACCACTTGTAAATTTACGCCAATCAATGGCGTTCTTTATTGTAAATGTTCTGTTTGATATTTGTCTAATTGTTTTATCTAAGTAATCAACAACAGCATTAAGGTATTCAACCTTTTGTTTTGCTTTGATTAATTCTTCATCTGAATCAATATACTTATCTATATCTGTTCTAAGTATTTTTAAATCAAATGGTTTTTGTGCATATACTGAAGCGTCGGCTTTACCTGTATAGTATTCCCACTTATCACGCTTAAGCATTGCAAGGTCTGTATCGGCCTTAGTTAGCATAAGTTTAAACTTCGTATAATGTTTCATATACTTGTTATGTAATTGGGGAGTTTTAAGGGATTCTAAGTCGAGTTCAGTATCGTTAATGACCAAGTCTTTGTCGGCCATTTCTTGTAGTTTTTCTAAATCCATAATTTACTCCATTATTCAAATCATTATAACACATTACTAGAAAAAAGTAAAGTCTTATTAAGTATTTGTGACGCTTGTTGATGAAGACCCTACACTAGCAAAGTCATATTTATCATAGTTAAAAGTAACAGTAGATGTTAGATATTCTACATCTGTAGCTGTCTGGTCATACTGCAATCCTGATATAGAAATAGGATAGATGTTTCTAAATCTTGCCTCTACAATAGGATTGTTTTTACTTGTCAATATAATCAAAGTAGCGTCTGATTGTATTGCATTGGCATTTGTTGTGCCATATTTTACTTTACCAGGTTCAGTTGATACTGCATTTGAAGCACCTGGAAATCTATCATTTACCGCTGTAGATAAATCACGGAATTCTTTATAGTCCTCTGGAAAACCCATACCTCTTAACCAACCATGGATTTCTTGGAAGTTTTCTAAATTTTCATCAACCATAAATGTCATTGTTAATTGTCCATAAGTAAGTTTTGTACCTGGAATAGGCAAATCTACAAATGGTGTAGGTTGTGTGATTGATGATAAGGCTAAATCTGGCAAGTTTACAGCCGTACAAAAGTATTCTACCTTAGGTAATTTTGTAACTTGAAACTTAAACTGTGTAGGTGAAGCGTAATCTACAGCTGTCGGTTGTCTGCTTAAACTATTAATTACTGTCATTTTGCTTTTCCTTAATTTTTTCTATTTCTTTATCTAATTCTTGCCATTCTTTTTCAAAGGCCTTTTCTTCTTCGTAGGTAAATGAACAGCCTTGTATACCAATAAAACTAACAAGTAAAATTAGAGTTATACTGAATAACCAAAGGTATTGTACTAAAATCTTTTTCATATGGATATTTATCCATTCTCCAGGCATAAAAAAAGGGGAGGTTTTTACGCCTCCCCTTTTTAAGTATTGGTATTAACCAAACTGATATTACATCAAGTTCGCTACTTGAACTCTTTGGTAGTATCTGTTTGAGTTAGCAGAACCAGCACCGTTGATAACAGCTGCATCACCAGTTCCAGCTTCAGCAAATGGGTTTGCTTGTAAGCCGTATCTAGTTTTGAAACCAATCTTCGGTTGGAAAGTGTCCTGACCAACTGCTCTTACCATTTGTAGTGGTACATATGGACAATAGAACATACCTGCATCATAAGGTGAAGTACCTTTGTAGCCTACTACATAGTAGTGAGCAGACGCTGAGTTTGCACTATATGGGTCAATGTACACTTTAAATCTACCGTTAAGAACACCAGCAAAAGTATTACCTGTGTCATCAACATTTAGATTGTTGCTAAGAGCTGGAGTATAGTCTAATACACCTGCCATTTGTAAAGCACTCGCTACATCAGCTGAAGTAATGATAATGTTACCTTTACCTCTTCTCGTTCTTTGAGCGATTCTGTTTGCATCTCTTTCCAATTGGAACATAAGACCTTTGAATCTCTCAACAGACCATCTACCGTTTGAGTCAGTATCTAAATCAAAGATACCAGCAGTAGTTACTGTACCTGTAGGGGCACCTTTTTCTGCGTTAATATAGATTGTTCTAACAACTTCTCTATTGATTTCCGCAAGGATTTCAGCAGATAAAATGTTAGCAAGTTCTGTTTCAGCATCTAAACCGTGGATAGCTTTTAAGTCTTGTGCTAATTCCATAGTGTATTCTGCTTTAAGAGCTCTTGACTTAGCAGTCACAGTTGATTTCTCAATTGAGAATGCCATTTCAGCAAAACTGTTACCAGAGGCATCGCCTAAAGCTTCAGCAGCTGCTGTAGTCATTGCTGTACCAGTTGTGTAAGTACCAGCAGGTGAGTCGTTAAGAACTTCTGGATTTGTTCCAGAGTGAGCAGTAGATGAGAAACCATCTACAGATGAACCAGCTTTGTTTCTGCCAGAAAAATCTGTATCAGCTTCATCAAATAAAGCTTCTGTTCCGTTCTGAGCGTCATATCTGCTTCTCATAGCAAATATAAGACCAGTTGGACCAGTCATTGGTTGAACGCCAGCGATATCGTAAGCGATAAGGTTAGGCATTGCTCTTCTTACCAAAGAAATTAGGATTGGATCCCAATTACTGATAGAAGCACCAGTTGAGTTTGTAGGTGCAGCTTCGTTTAAGAAAGCAGCATCTTCTTTCATTGCACGCTCTTGGTTTTCCAAGATTGTAGCAGTCACAGCTCGTCTGTAAGAATCGTTGATTTTAGGTAAATCTGCGTGTTCTAAGACTGGCTGCCATTTTTTTTCGTGGGTTTCAGATAAGTACATATCTTTTCTCTCCTCTATTAATTATTTCGACAACTTAATGTCTTTTGTTTTAGTAATAGCGGCGGTATAAGCAGCCATGCTTTTAGATAAGTCAACATTTTCAGTTGATTCACCTACCGCTACATCATCAATGTCAGATGACACATCTTTCTTTGCACCAAAATATGACTCTTTAATAGTCGATACTTTTGCTCGGAAATCGTCTTCGTTAGTATAGTCAACTTCTTCAGCCAGTTTGTTGAATTTCTCCTTTGCAACATCGCTTAAATCAGAAGCTGTTTCTTTTACGATAACATCTTTCTTCATTTCACCATGTACTTTAGTTAGTTCAACATTCTTGTCGATTGATTCGTTAAGTTTCTTTTCTAACTCATCAATTTTAGAAGCTTGGTCTTCTAAGACATTATATTTTTCGTCTGGGACATCAATATAATGGTCTTCGAATAGTTTTTTAAGACCAGAAATAAAATCTTCAGCGATTTCGCCTTTGATTCCTCTTTCTAAAGCAATCTCGTTTTCTTTCATCCATTCTTCTACAACATAGTTGAGATATGAATCGACTTTTTCAACAAGAGAGGCTTTTTCGGTCTCTAAATCTTCATTCATTTTTTTCTTATAAGCATCTTCAATTTTCGATTTAGCTTCTTTAACTTTTGCATTAACAGCTGCTTCGAAAATAGTAGTTGCTTTATTTTTAAAATCTTCAGATAAATCTTCGTCTTTAACTAAAGCTTCAACATCAGCAGTTACATCAATTTTGTCATCTTCGACAACTTCTTCAGTAACTTCTTTTGTTTCTTCTTCAGCAACGATTTCATCCTCAGAACCTTCAGTTTCAGCTTGCTCTTCTTTTAATTTTGGCATTGCATCAGCAGCACCAGCATTTTTTTGTTGAGCGTCACCAGAAACTTCTTTTACTTTCTTTGTGGCGTCAGGATTGCTGTCCGTGTTTTTAGTAACCGCTGGACCTAAATCTTCTGCCTCATTAGAAAGGTGAGTAGGTTCAGCCGCAACAGCATTCTTTTTAGGAGCATCCGCTTGTGGATTAGCACTAGCCTCAGCAACAGTATCTTTCGATTCTGTAGCTTCTGCTTCTAACGCCTCAATTTTCTTTTCTGTTTCGGCCATTGAGAAATCTCCTTATTTTTTTTAAATTTAAAAAAACCTTTGTTTCTTATATGATATTTATAAGATTAGAGTTTTTTAAGTAACGATTCAAAGATTTGGAGTTTTTTAGCTTCCAAAACTCTTTGTTTCGCTGTTCGAATTTCTTGTTTCCAGGCTTCAATATCCTTTTCGACAAGAACTCCATTGTCCCAAACCCATTCTTTACTCTCCATGATACCTTGTACAAAGGCGTCAGGAGCGCTAGGGTCTGCTACAATATCAGCCGCTGTTGCAAGGTAAAAGTCATCTTTTACATAATTAGCACCACCACGCTGAATTAGTGTACCCATTCCTCTACTTGAAACTCCAAGTTGAGCACCCTCGTCAATAAGACCTTTGACAATCTTACCATAAGGTGTGTCCATGATTTTAGCTTCTCCGATGAAATTATTTCCATCTGGATATAGTTTAGTAATCATGTGGGAAACTCGTTCTAAATTAACAGTAGGACCATCTGGATGACCTAACTCACCAAATGCTCTTTTCTTGTTAATGAATTCTTTATTGTATCTTGTCACTTCTCTTTCCATGATTTCTCGTGGATAGACTCTTCCATTTCTATTCTTTACATTTGACTGTAAGAAGATACCTTTAATTTTATAATTTTTCTTGCCAGCTCCCGTTTCTTCAACAAGGTACTCAGCGTTTTGTACTTCTTCGGAAATTAATTTCATTTTTGTTCTCTCTTTGTACTTATATATTTATAAGGAATATTACCTAAACTCTACAATTATTGTGTAATTATCGCCATTTGCAAAGTTTTTAGTAGATAAAAGTACATCTCCCGTTGGTGTTGTTGCATTATTTGGTATCTCGTCACCAGCTGGTCTTAAATCCCAATAACCATTACCTGATAACATAACGGCTGTAGCATCTGTAGCGCCGTCCCAAATTAATTCTACAGCAGACTTATTAT